TGTAGGCGTTTATTGCGCCTGTAGTTACCCTGTCAAAGTCATACCATGTACGTTGCTGTTGATCCTCTGAAACTGGTCCTGTAGAACCTTGCTTCTTATCCTCAGACCGCCCCCTAAAGTTAGCCAAGTAGAACTCAGGGTCGCTATCAACGTACCGACGAGACACTTCAGACCAAGGGTTAAACCCTGCTGTGTGCTTCTGGAGTTGACGGGCGACGAACAGTGGCACCTTGAAGTGCATCTTAATCTGACCACCGTTAGCGAATGGAACCCAATGGCTAGGCATGCGCTTAACGTGGTTGAGGAGTTCTAGGAGTTTATCGTGTGCCTCGTCTGCTGTTTCACCATCATACAGTTCGCTAACATCACGACCTGCTAGTGAGACACTGTTACATAGTTCATCCCAGTCTTTCGTGGTACACCCACGGGCTAGGAACTTGATAAGGTGTTCGTCTTTGGGTTTTAACTTAGGGTACCTCACATCGTCCCAATCACTTTCACCTGAGAAACTGACACGGGCAGCATTAACGACCTCTAAGTCGCTACCCATATGGCCTTTGTATGTTACTTGCATTTTATTACTCTCCCTAGTTGATATGGCAGTGGGGACCGAAGCCCCCACCAGTGTTCATCATTCGCAGCTACGGCGGCCCGACGATGGGTCGAAGTAGCAAGCGCCACCCTCTTTCTCGTCAACCGTGCTGTCTGGTTCTTCCACAGGCTCTTCCACGACCATCTCAGATGTCGCAGCATTCAAGATGCCATAGCGTTTTCCCGATGCTCGGAAGGTTGTGCAGCCAGAAGATCCACCGTCATAAGCCGCCATGTAGACCGCCTTGAACTCTTCCCAGGTTACATCGTCACCGACATTACAGGTCTTAGAACAAGCACTGTCTACATAGTGAGATGCAAGATTGAGTACGGCGACATGGTCAAACACAGACAGTTCGTCTGCAGTCTTCCCTTTGACCCCAAAGTCCCGATAGCCGTAGTCCTCGATCCGCTCGATCCGCGGTCCATCGAAAGTCTGGATGGTGCGGTCATAGAAGTGTGAGAACACAGGCTCGATACCTGATGACACATTGTCAGCAGACAAGCTGATGGTTCCTGTGGGTGCTACAGACAATAGATGACTGTTGCGGAGACCATGTGTTGCGATCAGTTCACGGATGTTATCGGGGAGTGTCTTGGCAAAAGCACTGTCGAGCAACTTATTGTCGTACAAGGGAAACGGACCCTTCTCGATAGCAAGATCAACAGATGTACGGTAGCAGCCATCGCGGATGGTGAGCATGATTTTCTCAAATACATCCATGAAGTAAGTGGAGCCAAACTCATGGCCCAGCGCCTCGATAGCGTTAGCCACACCAGTCACACCCAGGCCCATCCGCCGCTTGTCTTTGGCTTCCTTTTCTTGGGCTGGAAGGGGGTAAGACGCACGGTCAACCACGTTGTCCATAGCGCGGACGACATGTGGGATGTCTTCAGCTAATGCTTTGAAGTCAAAGTAGTAACCATCAGTCTTACTGTCGGTCTTGACGTACTTCACCAAGTTGAACGACCCAAGCAGACATGCGCCATTTGGTGGTAGTGGTTGCTCACCACAGGGGTTGGTTGCTGCAATGGTCTCACAGTAGTGCAGGTTGTTCTTCTGATTGATACGATCAATGAACAAGATGCCTGGTTCAGCCCAGTCCCACGTGCATCGTAGGATCTGATCCCAGAGTGCTGTTGCGCGTACTGTTTTGTAGACCTGACCTTCAAAGACTAAGTCAAAGTCTGTGTCGCCCTTGACAGCAAGCATAAAGGCATCAGTCACACCCACTGAGATGTTGAACTGTGTAAGTTCTGTGCTGTTGTTCTTTGCAGAGATGTACTCTTCGATGTCTGGGTGATCCACACGGAGTACACCCATCTGTGCACCTCTACGGTGGCCAGCAGACGCAATAGTCTTACACACGGCGTCAAAGATACCCATGAATGACATTGGCCCACTGGAGCGGCTGTCAAGGCTCTTGATCAGGGCACCACGGGGGCGAAGTGTGCTGAAGTCATACCCAATGCCACCGCCCATCTGCATGGTCTTTGCAGCGTTGTATGCAGCAGCCATTATGCCGTCCATGCTGTCTTCAATAGTCATGGACACAAAGCAGTTGTAGGGCGTCACTGTCCGCGGCGCACCCATGGCAGCTTGCACACGTCCCGCTGGTAGAAAGCGTTGGTTGTACAAGATATGCTTGAGTGTATCAAAATGTGCGTCACTGTCTTTGAGGGCATTGGCTACACGTGACATCGCCTCTTTGAACGTCTCCCCTTTGGAACGGTACTTCATGGCGTGGATCTCTTCTGAGATAGAGATCTTTGGGCCATAGTCTTGGTCTGAGTTATTACGGATCATTTGTCGTCTTTCATATTTTCTTGTTCAATTTGGGAGATAAGGCGATCTAAGTACCAACGGCACTTGTGTAGATCTTCGAGAGGCTTGGTCTTGTGAGGCCACCGCCAAAGGTACTTGAAGGAGTTTTGCCACAGGTAGGCAGGGTGATCTGATACACCGCTGCCTTTAGCCATGGCGGTCATTGCATCAATGCATTCGATAGGCCCACTGTTGTAGTGAGGTGGGCTATTTACTGAGTCTTGAGACATTCTCTGGCTCCCATAGATGTAGGGTTGATGTCTTTTGATCCCAGTCGTCGTACCGAAGGATCCGAGCCAAACGAGACTGAAGGAGGGCATCTTCCCTGGTCATCCCTTTGGCCACGTAGGCATTCAAAACAGTTTCCCAAGTAGGCTTTGAACCAAGGATTTTCTCAGCTGTCTTAGGACCAACACCAGGCATACCAGCGTACCCATCTGTGCTGTCACCAGTCAGGCACTGCAGATACCAAGCGTTGTCTGCTTGCTCCTGAGTGATTGTCAGGCTTTCATTAGTCACGGGCCGAAACAGCCGACCAGGTAGGGTCTTCATGTCCTTGTCGTCACTAATGATGATTGTGCTGCTGTCTGGAGTTGTACCTAGAATGCCCATGACATCGTCGGCTTCCAGAAAAGGCTCGGTGTGGGTGACGTAGGTGTCCCTAGTCCACTGAACCAAGGCCTTGTAGCCTACAGGTTTGCGGACACCCTTTCGGTTGCCCTTGTAGCTAGGGTAGATCTCCTTACGGAAGTTGTCCTTGTCTGAGATGCACATGACAAAATCAACTGTCTCAAACTTTTCAGCCCATTCCTGTATTAAGTTCTGAAATTTAGCTTTTGCCACTTTAAGATCAGTGGATAGAGACCAAATATCATTGCCCCAGTTGACCTCTTCCTCGGCAGATGCACAGGCACGATAGAGATACAGGTCAGCGTCAATCAGTAGTGTCGGCGTCTCCGCTAAAGATTTCTTGAAGGACATTGTCCAGTTCTCCTTTCATTTCAATTCCAAGTTCTGTGATTAACCATTTGTCACCCCAGCTATCGTCATCAAGCGCGGTAGTGATCCATCCTTCAGTTGCAGCAATTCCTATGTGAAGTGCACCTTCACGGGAAAACCTTGAGCCAACTTTGAAAGGCTGACGCCATGCGCGATCTAAAGTGATGTAGAGGGAGACTGCTGTGGCTATTGATGGGTCTATATCAATGAGTTCCAGCCCAATTTGTTCCCAGTTTATACTCTGCGGCGATGGGGATTTTTGTGCCGAAAGAAATTCCGCTTTGCTCCGCCATTCGTCCAGCGATACTACCGATGTCATCTGCTATATCCTTTGTTTTACAGGCGATCTGAACTTCATCGTGGATCCAACCACAGATGTACGCATCGCCTTTGTGATGTTTTGTGATTTCCCGATCTATGAGTTCGACCCAACGCTTACACAGCACAGCCCCAGCACTCTGGAGCAACTGTGACAAACCTTTGTGGGCAGATCTGAGATACAGGTGGCGTCCGTCGAGACCCTTGAGATAGCCTCGCCGTTGGACAGCCTTTTCGATGTTTGAGCGTAGTTTTCCAAACGCTGGGATGCTTGTCTCAAAAGCCTTTTTCAGCTTGGCACCCTCTGGAGCACCACCCCCAGCAATTTGACCGATCAGGGCCGCACCGCCACCATACATGGTTGCATAGATGAAGGTCTTGGCTTGGTCCCGCGTAGCCAGTCCAGCAGCGTTCTGGTTGTAGGTGTGTATATCCCCGTCAAGCACCTGCCTGGCGTATTCGCCACCATCTTCGAGGTAGTGGGCAAGGCACCGTAGTTCCAAGCCACTTAAGTCAGACCCACACAGGGTCCACCCGTCTGGAACACCAAAGAGACTACGGCACTCAACACCATACGGTGAACCAGCTGATGGCACTTGTGCCAAGTTAGGGCCACGATGCGCCGCCCTTCCACTCACAGTACCACCAGAAACAATTGTGTGCCTGATGAGACCATCAGCATCGACTTTCTTAAGCCAAGCATGCTGACCTTCGGCTAACATCCCAATACGCTTGCTTATCAGGAAAAGTTCAGCCAGCCGTTTTGCTTCTGGGTAGTCAAGCGCACCCAACACTTCATCGTCGATCTTGGCTTGGCCGTTGGCTGTGAACTCTTTTGGCTTCCATGCATACTTATCAACCAAGCACTTTTGGATGTGCTGCCGAGAACCTGGGTTGAACGCAATGACCCTGCGCTTGATGAAGACTTCACCTTTGACGTAGCCCCGTGTTTTGTTGTTCGCCTTTGGTGTGAACTCTTCTTCAACATCCCAGGGTGGGAACAGTTCGTTGAGTTCTTCAGCCAACTCAGCGCGGCGCTGGGCAAGTGTGCCATACAATTTTGCAGCCGCTACTTGGTCCAAGTTCCACCCGTTGTTTCCAATACGAAAACAGATCTCGGCAAGGGAGTGCTCAAGATCAATACTCACTTGAGAGAAACCAGCAGCCATAAACTTCTTGTAGATCGTCAGGGTGACTGATGTGTCTTGGATACAATACTCAAGCATCTCCTGGCTGAACAATTCCCAGCCACCCGTGTAGTCACCTTTGAGGTTTCCCATACGAAGACCCCAAGCGTGTAGTGAGTGTTTCCCATAGAAACGCTTGGGGAAACTTATAGAGCCTGTACGGAACGTACCCTCTGCGTCCTCTTGCATAATGTTAGCTTTGATGAGGCGACTGAGGACTAAGGTGTCCGTGACTTTTGCTGTAGTGGTGAAGTCTGGATATATCTTGAGTACAGCAGGGAAATCATAC